ATTCAAACTTGTTATTCTGGAACTGTTACAGGTTATGTATATACTTTTGAGGGAACATCTTATTCAGATTACGATAATTTAGTATTAGCTACATTACGTTCAAGAGGTATTGCAACATATTCTTCTGATAATGGGCCGGTATATGAAGTTGCTAATTTAAGTGATGTTTCATTGAATGTTACAGGTGCAACATATTCAGGGGCAACTAAAAACCCATATAATACTTTCGGTATTAATTTAACAAACAAAGACGGTGAGATTTTCTTCTTTGAAACATCTTTCAGTAATTCTGACCCTAAATTTATTAGTAAAGTTTTTGGAATGTCTAACTTCTCAAAACCTAGAACTACCGTTCCGGTATTTGTTGAAGAAGATTTCCAAACATTATTAACTTATGCTTATAGAAAAGGTTATATTAGAGGTATTAACAGTCAATTAACAGCTTTACCTGATGCTAAACAAGGTGTTGATTCAACATCAATTGCTTGGTATTTAGAAAAATATCAATCACCAACATCTCCTTGGTTAGTATCTGAATTAAGAGGTAATAAAGTTTATAACTTGTTCAAATTTACAACAATCGCTGATGGTGATGCTGCAAATACTGAAGTTAAAATTTCTATCGCTAATATCTCATTCAACAATGGAACATTTGATGTTCTTGTAAGAGATTTCTACGATACAGATAATAACCCTGTTGTTATTGAGAAATTCACTAATTGTTCTATGAACCCTAACGACAATTCATTTGTTGCTAAAAAAATTGGTACATTAGACGGTGAGTATGAATTAAACTCTAAATACGTTATGATTGAAATTAATGAGGACGCTCCAGTTGATGCTCTTCCTTGTGGTTTCTTAGGTTATAACTATAGAGAATATGCTGGTGCTCGTTCTCCATTCCCAATTATTAAAAATAAATATGATTACCCTGGAGAGGTTGTTTATAACCCACCATTCGGTATTGCGTCTGGAAATGATAATGCAACTACAAGTGCTGGTGATAATGTTCGTAGAACTTATTTAGGTATTTCAGATACTATTGGTATTGATGCTGATTTCTTTGCTTATAAAGGTAAACAACTTCCGTTAGATATATGTAATGATACTACAGGTGAAGATTGGGCTTTTAGAACAAAAGGTTTCCACATGGATAAAAATGCAAGCGGAATTACAATTCCTAATACATTCTCAACTAGTGGTACTTCAGCTTTCTTCGTTGGTTCTGCAGAATTTACTTCTGACCCAGATAACGAAAGTAACCCATACTACAGATTATACGCTCGTAAATTCTCATTGTTAGTTCAAGGTGGATTTGACGGATGGGATATCTATAGAGAATCAAGAACAAATTCTGACAGATTTGCTATAGGGAAAACAGGTTACTTAAAAGGAGCTTGTGTTAGCACTAAATATCCTTCAGCTACAGGTTGGGGTGCGTTTAAACAAATTACTGTTGGTGATAATAATCAAGATTGGGCTAATACAGATTACTACGCTTATTTATTAGGTCAAAGTACTTTCTCTAACCCTGAAGCTGTTAACATTAACGTATTTGTAACACCAGGTATTGATTATGTTAATAATTCTAACTTAGTTGAAGATGCTATTGAAATGATTGAGTTCAACAGAGCGGATTCATTGTATATCACAACAACTCCTGATTATAATATGTTCGTTCCTTCAGTAGGTGAATCAACTGACTTAATTTATCCACAAGAAGCTGTAGATAACTTAGACCAAATAGGTCTTGACTCTAACTATACAGCAACTTACTACCCGTGGGTATTAACAAGAGATAGTGTAAATAAAACACAAATTTATTTACCACCAACAGCTGAAGTTACAAGAAACTTAGCTTTAACTGATAACATCGCGTTCCCTTGGTTCGCAGCAGCTGGTTATACTAGAGGTATTGTTAACGCTGTTAAAGCAAGAAAGAAACTTACTCAAGAAGATAGAGATACACTTTATAATGGTAGAATTAACCCAATCGCAACATTCTCTGATGTTGGAACTGTAATTTGGGGTAACAAAACATTACAAGTTAAACAATCAGCTCTTGACAGAATCAACGTTAGAAGATTATTGTTACAAGATCGTAAATTAATCTCTGCTGTATCTGTAAGATTATTGTTTGAACAAAATGATGATAAAGTAAGACAAGATTTCTTAAACGCTGTAAATCCTATTTTGGATGGTATTAGAAGAGATAGAGGTCTTTACGATTTCCGAGTAACAGTTTCTTCTGACGCTGCTGACTTAGACAGAAATCAAATGACTGGTAAAATTTATATTAAACCAACTAAATCTTTAGAATTTATTGATATAACATTCTACATCACTCCTACAGGAGCTTCTTTTGAGAATATTTAATATACTTAATAGATTTTTTTATAAAAACCCTCTAATTTTTTAGAGGGTTTTGTTTTTTTATTTATTTTTGTATATTTATATGTAGAGAGGTTCTCGTAATTAACACTAATATTATACCTATGAAAATAGAATTAACTTGTCAATATTGTAATAATTTATTCACTACCGATTATAAACACAGAGATAAAAAATTTTGTAATAGAAGTTGTTATTTTGGTTATGCTAAAAAAAATAATTTATTAGGAAAACAAAAAGACGAATCTGTTAGAGAAAAACGAAATTGTATGCAATGTGGTGTTGAATTTATTGAAAGAAAAAAACATAATAAAACCTTATGTTCTGACGAATGTCGTTTAATTTGGTCTAAAAAAGAGGAAAATAAAAAAAATAGAATATTAAAGTCAAAAGAAAGTTTACTGGATAAATATGGTGTTGAAAGTTTTTTTGATACAAAAGAATTTAAGTCAAATTATAAAAAAAATTTTATTGAAAAATATGGTGTTGAACATCCGATGTATGACCATAATATGGTTAATAAATTAAAAAAAACTGTTAAAGAAAAACATTTAATTCAATTAATACCACGATTAGGTGAAGGTGATTTAACGTTACTTGATGAATATTCGGTTAATAAAAGTGGAAATACTTCTATGTCCTACAATTTTCAATGTAATGTTTGTGAAAATATATTTTCAAGTACTCTATTGGGTTCTGGAAAAATACCAATATGTAGAAAATGTTATCCTATTATTAAAAATTCTAAATTGGAAGAAATTGTTAGAAATTTTCTAAATAATAACAACATTAAACATATTGATAATAATAGAAAAATTTTAGATGGTAAAGAAATTGATTTATATTTACCCGAGTTTAATTTGGGTATAGAAATTAATGGTAATTATTTTCATTCTGAAAATGCGGGAGAAAAAGATAAACATTATCATTTAGATAAGATGATTTTATCTAATAAAAAGAATGTCAAATTATTACAATTTTTTGAAGATGAGGTAATATTAAAAACCGATATTGTGTTTTCAAGATTATCTAGTTTATTAAACATTAATAAGTCAATATTTGGTAGAAAATGTAAGATTAAAGAAGTTAATAAAAAAGACTCAACACTATTCTTAAATGAAAATCATTTACAAGGTAATTGTATTGATAAACATAGATTTGGATTATTTTATAATAATGAATTAGTGTCTTTAATGACATTCGGTAAAAAAAGAAAAGTTTTAGGTAATAAAAATAACACTATTGATGAATATGAATTGATAAGGTTTTGCAACAAAAGAAATACCACAGTTGTTGGTGGATTTTCTAAATTGTTAAAATTTTTTGTTAAAACATTTAACCCTAAAAAAATAGAAACTTATGCTGATATTCGTTGGTCAGGTCTAAACCCCGAGAATACCGTGTATTATAAGAATGGGTTTACTTATTTACATCAAACACCACCAAATTATTGGTATATTAAAAATAATTGTTATTTACATAGATTTCATAGGTTTAATTTTAGAAAAGATTTGTTAGTTAAAGAAGGGTTTTCTAATGAAAAAACTGAATGGTCTATTATGGTTGAAAAAGGTTATGATAGAATATGGGACTGTGGTTCATTAAAATTTGAAATAAATTATTAATAAAAACCCTCTTTAATCGGAGGGTTTTTTTATTTATGATATATTTATAAGTATGAAACTTAAAAACAAATTAAAAGAGGGGATTGATGAATCCGGAACTCCAGACATGAAGTATTACGCTTTTGACTGGGACGATAATATTGTTACAATGCCAACAAAAATCATTCTTAAGGATGAAGATGGTGACGAAGTTGGTATGTCAACACAAGATTTTGCTGAATATAGAACAGAGGTTGGTAAAGAACCTTTTGAATATCAAGGACATACTATTGTAGGTTTTGCGGAATTACCTTTTAGAAATTTTACAGTAACAGGTGATAAAGATTTTATTATTGACGCTATGTTAGCTAAAACAGGACCAGCTTGGCCTGATTTTGTTGAAGCGATTAATAATGGTTCAATATTCTCAATTGTTACTGCGAGAGGTCATACACCTTCAGTTCTAAAAGAAGCGTGTTATAATTATATAGTTTCAAATTTCAACGGGATTGATTCTAATGAATTAGTTAAAAATTTAGAAAAATATAGACATTTAGCTGACGAAGAGGAATTATCTAAAAGAGAACTAATTAAAGAATATTTGGATTTATGTAAATTTTATCCTGTTACTTTTGGTGAAGGTTCGGCAACTAATCCGGAAGAAGGAAAAATTAAAGCGTTAAAAGAATTTATTTCTTATGTTAAAGAAGTGTCTAATTCATTACAGAAAAAAGCTTTATTAAAGAATAAAATAAGTAATCACTTTTTACCAACTATTGGATTTTCAGATGATGATATTAGAAATGTTGAGACAGTTAAAAAACATTTTGAGAAAGAACCTGATAATATTTTAAAAACATATTTAACATCAACAGGAACTAAACAAGAATATTAAATAAAAACTAGATATTTATACTATATAGTATTAAACTAAAAAAAGTAAATATACGAAATAAAAAACATTTCAAGATATTTATAGTAAATAATAAAATAAAAACTAACAAAAAAATATTATGGCGGATTTATTAATGAAAATGCCGGTTCCTTATGAACCAAAAAGACAAAATAGATTTATAATGAGATTTCCATCTTCATTGGGAATTAACGAATGGTTCGTTGAAACTACGTCAAGACCACACATAACAATTAATCCGGTTGAAATACAGTTTCTAAATACTTCAACATACGTTGCTGGTAGATTTACTTGGGGTATAATTAATGTTAAATTTAGAGACCCAATTGGACCTTCAGCTTCACAAGCGTTAATGGAATGGGTTCGTTTATGTGCGGAATCTGTTACAGGTCGTATGGGTTATGCGGCAGGATACAAGAAAAATATTGACCTTGAAATGTTAGACCCGACAGGTGTTGTTGTGGAAAAATGGATATTAGAAGGGTCTTGGTTAAATGATGTTAACTTTGATACTTTAGCTTATAATAGTGACCAAGTAGCGTCAATTTCAGCTCAAATCCGTATGGATAGATGTATATTAGTTTACTAAAAAATCACAAACCTTTACTACTAAATAAAAAATCTATATATATCGTAAATTTACACGATATATATAGATTTTTTTATTTATAAATAAAAAAAATATTTTATATTATAATAAAAACTATTTTATATGGAACAAGATTTAATAATGGCCGCAACGGAGAACTTTACTTTACCACATGATGTTGTGGTATTACCTACCGGTGGTATTTTTTACAAAAATAAGAAAAAATCTGTTAAAGTTGGTTATTTAACCGCTTCAGATGAAAATTATTTAATTAATGCTCTTTCGGGTGAAAAAGATAATGTTGTTATGACATTAATTAAAAATAAATTATATGAACATGATTTAAGACCTGAAGAATTATTGGATGGTGATGTTGAAGCTATTCTAATTTTTTTACGAAACACATCTTTTGGTCCTGAATATGGTATGTCTTTGACCGACCCAAAAACAGGTAAACGATTTGATACTACAATTTTATTAGATGAGTTAAATATTAAAAAAACTGAAGTTGCACCTGATGTTAATGGTTATTTTGTAACTAAATTACCAAGAACTGGCGCTACCGTTAAGTTAAGACCGTTAACGTTTGCAGATACTATTGAAATTGAAAAAATGGTTAGTCAATATCCGGTTGGTAGAACTGCTCCAACAGTAACTTGGAGATTATTAAAACAAATTGTGGAGATTGATGGTGAAACTGATAAAGGTAAATTAGCAATAATTATTGATACTTTACCAATTATGGATTCTAAATATATTCGTAAGTTTCTTAACGATAACCAACCTTCTTTAGATTTAAGAAGAACTGCAATCGCCCCATCAGGAGAATTGGTATCTTTCGAGATTACCTTTGGGGTGGAGTTTTTTCGGCCTTTCTTCTAATTATAGACAACATTTAATTGACGAATATTACATAATGTCTAAATTTATGGGAATCTCATATACAGATTTCAATACAATACCGACATATATGAGAAAATACTTAGTTGATAGAATAATAACTGACAATAGTCCAAATGAGTCTTAAAAACCTCAATTTGGACTATTTATTTTATAATGACTAAAGGGTAATTAAATAATAATATGGGTAAGAAAAGAAAAGCGGAAGACGGTGACATTATTAAGTCTATGGATGATATAATAAAAAATTGGGAGAGTATTCTAAAATCAAATCTTGGTGGCGAAAGTATGTTAAAGGTTTTAGATGAGGTTGATAAAGGTGCTCACAATGTTTTAAAATCATTCGGTCAAGGTCGTGAAATGATTCAAGGTTTAAAAGAATCAATGACTGGTGCTGTTGACGCTATTAAATTATTGGGAGGGACTTGGAGTGATATTGAAAAAATACAATTAAATGTTTCACAGACTTTAGGTAGAAATTTAGTATTATCAACAGAATCTTATGAAGGCTTATACGCTGCTAGTGAAGTTGCTGGAGTTAGTGCTGATAGAATGGTATCTTCATTTAAAGATGCGGGTATCTCAGCTTATAATGCTTCAAGTGAAATGGGTAAAGTTGTTAATACCGCTAGAGAAATAGGTGTTAATGCTCAAGCTGTATCGGGTAAAGTACTTGATAATATGGATGCTCTTAATAAATATAATTTTGATGGTGGTGTTCAGGGATTAGCTAAAATGGCAGCTCAAGCTACTATGTTAAGAGTTGATATGAGTAATATTTTTACAGTTGTAGAAAAAGCTTTTAACCCAGAATCGGCGATTGAGTTAGCCGCAGGATTACAAAGATTAGGTGTTGCTCAAAGTGACTTATTAGACCCGTTACGATTAATGGATTTAGCTCAAAATGACCCAGCTGAATTGCAAAATCAGATTAGTAAAATGTCTCAACAATTTGTACAATTAAAGAAAGATGGTACTGGTTTTGAGATTATGCCTGGTGCTAAAAGACAATTAATGGAAGTTGAACAACAACTTGGTATGACTAGAGGTTCATTAGCTAAAATGGCTTTAGGTAGTGCGGAACTTGACGATAAAATGAATAAAATTAAATTTCCGGATTTAGGTTTAACTGAAGAGCAAAAAACTTTGATTGCTAATATGTCGGAAATGAAAGATGGAACATATAAAATTGAAGTTGGTGGCCAAACTAAAAATATTGCTGAGTTAAAAGGTGAGGATTTAGAGTTACTTAAAAAAGTTGGTGAACCAAAAACTATGGAACAATTAGCTAAAGACCAATTAAATACTTTAGCAGATATTAGGGCTAATACTAATTTTATGAAAGAGAAGGTGCCATATGCTTTAGCTGGTTCTAAAGCTGGTCAAGGAGTTTTAGAAGCTGGTAGAACAATGTCTCGTATTCCTACAAAAGTTTTACCGGAAGAACTATCTATTAAAAATTTAACAAAAGATATAAATACAGTTAGTAGTGAAGTAACGACAGTTTTAAAAGGTATGACTAACAATACTATGTCAGTTTCTGAAGGTTTAGAAAAATTATCAGGTATTTTTACTAAAGGTGGTGATTTTGTTGAGAAAACTTGGAATAAAAGTGTGGGTAATTTAGTCGGTGAATTTGATAAATTAGGTATTAACGTCAAATCCCTTAATGAATTATTTAAAAATATAACTGATGGTAAAACAACCACTAAACCTGTAAAACAGACTGGGGATTTCATTTCAACACCTAATGCGGATATTCAACTATTACCTCAAGATACAATTTTCGCTATGACTAAAGGCGAAGAATTCTTGAAAGGGTTGGGTGGTAATAATAAAGAGACCGTCAACACAACATCAAGTTCAACTATGGACGTTAATCTTAACCATACAATAACGGTTAATGCACCAGCTGGTGTTGATACCCAACAACTTGTTTTAGCTCTTAAAAACGAAGAAATTAAACAAAGTATAGTACAATCAATTTTGAAAGGGATGACCAATGATGGTAGAACTACGTCAAATAGTAATCCCCAACAAAGAATGAATTCATTTATGAATTTAGCTTAAAAATTGATAAACACTCTATTTATAATAAAATAAATAATCCATGCCAAATAGTTTCTTATCATTTGCATCATCGTCTTCATTTAGGAATGTTCTTATGGCCAAAAATTTGGCACCATATAACGTTCAAGGTGTTTATAGTCCCCAAGTTGGGAATTTAACCTATGAGACAGTATTGGGGGATTCACAAGTTATTGATTCACCTAATGATTTAATTTCTCAAGACCCTTATGCGAAAACATTATATCCATTAAACGAATTTGGACCAACTGGAGGTTATAATACAAATATAACTTTTAATGGTCCGTTATTACCTGTTACACCAAATCAAGGACCTTATGCTCCAACACAGAGTGTTGTTTTAAGTAGTAGTCCTTATTATTTGAACGTTGATAGGTTCTCACCATATATTAGTAATATTTTTACACCGGATGGGGGTTATAATGAAATATTTGATTCTATAACAAAACCATTTACATATCGTTATGCGACATTATACGGTTCTACATTTTTACCTTCAACATATAGTTCATTATCAATCTTGTTATCAAATGACCCTACAGGTAGTAATGGTTTATTATCCCAAGATTCTTACATCGCTAGAATTGGTGCTTTAAGGTTAAAAGAGTTATTTAAGGAACGAATTGATATTGAGATTCGTAAACGAACCATAGGTCAAGTTAATTTACAAGCGTTACAAGACCCATTTGAGATAAGTTTATTATTATCTGGACAACAACCATTAATATATAAAAATTGGCAAATTACGGTAGCGGAAAACCCTATTGTTGCTGCTGGTGATTTAATTACAAGAATTTCAGGTTCTTATTGGCCGGTATCTTTAATCCCTGGGGATTATTTTGATGATAATACGGAAAACGGTCAAACAAAACAAACCTCAACTGCGTTAAATGTTGTTAATCAATTAACGGGTGGGTTTTTAGGTCCGATATTAAATAAAAAAAGAAATCCTTCTGAAATATTTTTAGCAAATACTGGTAATGGTCAAAGGTCTGCCTTATTTGCGAATATAAATTATAATAGATACCAACCAAGTTATAATAAAAATTATGGTGGTTTATTGGGTGTTGTACAAGGAGTTGTTAATTTAGCGATAGATTTAATTAGTCCTAGTAATGGTACTTTAGTAGGTGGTTATTATGTTGGTAGTAGAAATGCTGAACCATCAACGATAACTTCACCTGCAAACCAAGTACCGGTTGATTCATTTGGAAAACAACTTGAATCTCCTGTTTATGGTCCATCGGATTTGGGTATCTTATTTGAGGGTAATGACGGAAGACTTAATTTTGGTTTAGCCGGAAAATCATATAGTGATGGTGGCGGTATTGATGGGGGATTAATATGGACTTCACCTAAATATAAACAAAACGCTGGATTCCACGCAACTATTGGTGGTGGGTCAGGGTCAAAAGATAATGAATTTAACATAATTACTAGTGATTATCTTAAGAGTGAATCAACAAATATAGATTTCAAGGATGGTTCAATTTTAGACCAAACGCAAAGATTAATTGATTCTGCAGATAATGTTGCGGGTATTAAAAGATTAAAACATGTTGGTAACGCGATGAACCAAGTGAGTAAAGTATTTCACGATGGTTATAAGGAAATTACTAAAGGTTCTAAAGTTGTTTCATATACTGAAAACGCGACTGGTGATGAAAAAGGAACAGAATATTGTAGAATTTTCACCAAAGATACTCCGTATTATACTTATGCTGATTTACAAAAATCAGATGGTATTACAACCAGCGGTAGACGATTTACTAATTCAGTATTAGATAATACTTACAATTTGAATATTGCACCTCTTAGAGGGTCGGGGAAAGATAGAATTGGTTCAACAAATATACAAAATATTAATGG